CCAACACTGGGTACCAAATTTAATGGAAGGTTCGCATAACGGTATTGCCGCAGACTGCTAATCTGTTGACCTTAACGGGTCATGCGAGTTCGATTCTCGCACCTTCCGCCAAATATATATATTGCCGGATTAGTTAAATGGTATAACAATTGCCTTGTAAGCATTTGTTGGGAGTTCGATTCTCTCATCCGGCACCAATTTCAATGGGTGATTAGTGTAATGGTATCACAGGGGATTCCAAATCCCTTAACGGGAGTTCGATTCTCTCATCGCCTGCCAATTTAACATTCCTCGGTTAGCTCAACGGTAGAGCAATCGGCTGATAACCGATAGACAGAAGTTCAACTCTTCTACTGAGGACCAAATTTAATAACGTTGTGACCCGAATGGTAAGGGCCTGGATTGCAAATCCAGTTTAAAAATTGCTGGTTCGATTCCAGTCAACGTTTCCAATTAGTAACAATAGGGGTGTCGCCAAACGGTCTAAGGCAACAGGTTTTGAGCCTGTCATTTATGAGTTCGAATCTCATCTCCCCTTCCAAATTCAAGAAAGAAAGAGTGATGTACCTCAGTCTGGTAGAGGCCCCTCGTAGAAGAGGGAAGCCACGGGTTCGAATCCCGTTATCATAAACTTTCTTTTAAGATAGGTATATTTGATGTTGTCTGACAGCAACAGAGAGTGCCGAATGAGAGAACATCACTTTGAACCTGTCAGTGATAAATGATGTTCTTAACTTTGCCTTCTAAGCTAACTTAGTAGAAGCAGCGGATTGAAGTCTCGCGGGAGTTGGAGCGTAACCAACAGAAGGCACCAAATTCTATAGTTAAAATTGTAGAGTGCAGTTTTCATAAATAGTAGTATACAAATAAAACTACGGAAAACAATTATGCATCCAGATTATTTTAACACCAAAAAACAGATAGACTCTGGCCAGAATATAAGAGAAATGGCAGAGTTTTTCGGATTGACCAATACGCCAATGAGATATTGGTTAAAGAAACTTGAACTAAAAGAATATTATGACAGTGTACATAATAAAAGAACTTGGACAGATGAAGAACTTATAGAATCTGCTGAAACCTCTTTTACAATGGCTGATGTATTGAGAAAGTTGAACTTAACCGTTCGACCAGGAAATTACAATACAGTTAATAGACATATTGTTAGATTGAAACTATCGACAGACCACTTTACTGGTAAGTCGCATGGAACATCTAATAATACCAAATATACACTTGATGAATGTTTAGTTGAGAATTCAACCGTTTCAAGAGGAACACTAAAGAGAAAATTGATTAAAGAAGGTGTTCTTGAAAACAGATGTTCGGTATGTAACATTAGTGAGTGGAACGGAAAAGAAATTGTTATGGTACTAGATCATATAAACGGTACGAATAACGATAATAGATTAAAAAATTTAAGAATGTTGTGTCCAAACTGTAATAGTCAACAAACAACATTCTGTAGAAAATGACTGTATTAACACGCTTAAAGGGTCTTTAAGACTGTTACTATAGTCAAACAATGTCCCATCCGGCGGAACCGGTGGCGAGGTTACGAACCTTGCTTACAGTGATTCGACTTCACTATGGGGCTCCAAACAATGCGAGAGTGGTTAATGTAAACTGGCACAGCTACCACGTTTAGAGCGTGTACCCTTGAGGGTTCAAATCCCTCCTCTCGTACCAAATAAAATGCTATCATCGTCTAACGGTAGGACAGCAGGTTTTCAGTCTGCGAATCGGAGTTCAATTCTCCGTGGTAGCTCCAATTTCAATGCCCGAGTGGACAAACTGGCAAAGTCGCTCTGTGTAGAACGGAGAGATATGTACCACTAATCTCTAATACCGGTTAAATGATTGACAGTTCATGACTGAGTACGTTGCAGGTTCGAATCCTGCCTTGGGCACCAAACACAATGGTTGGTATAGCATGTTGCTGAGAACGTGAGTTCCATGGCCACGACTCAAAGGCGGTAAAAATCCGTCACCCGCCGCCAAACAAAATGCCTCTGTGCCCCAATTGGTAGAGGGAGCGGACTAAGAATCCGTGTGTTGTCAGTTCGACTCTGACCAGAGGCACCAAACAATGTTCATATCCCAGTGGTGGGTATCCTAGGTATAGAGGTAGCACCTCGCGGTTCGACTCCGAATATGAACCCAAACAATATAACTTAATGCCTTGACAAGCGCATTTACGGGAATCAGTTGAGGTGAAAGTCCTTAGTTTGTCACAAATTTCAATGCGCCGGTGGAGGGAAAGCATACCCTTTTGGTTCAAACCCAAAAGTCTGCGAGTTCGAGACTCGCTCGGCGTACCAAACAATGGTGAAGAAAATGGAACGGCTTCCATCTTCACGACACTCATAAAGAGTTTAGCCGACATTGCCGATATAGTTTAGAAGGTAAAATACGTCCTTGGTACGGACGAGTCACAGATTCGATTTCTGTTATCGGCACCAGTTCATCATCGTCAAATGTGTTTAGGGTAAATCACCTTGATAGGGAAGTCACTATTTGACATTAATTTTGCTTATGTGTATATAGAAAACTTATGTGCATAAGTTCTTGATTTTAGTATAGATACCTGTATAATGGGTTATATTGATTGAGAAAAGAGAGAGAAAATTATGGAAGTTGAAGCAGTTGCGTTTATCTTGTCACTAGTGTTTTTAACACTTTCATCAATGTATACACATCAGAAACAATATGGTTATGCTGTTTTTCAGTTTGGTTTGTTTCTAACAAATAATTTATTGTTCGTTGTGGCTTCTTTGTCATGAAACGTTTATCACAAATCCATATGTCACAGGCAGTAAATAACCAGATGTCAAATTTTATTGCTGGCGCTGATTGTCTGAGCAACAACTTTGAAACAATGTTCAAATTGGGCATGAATGAGACATCACGAAATGTTTCTGGTTTCTTGGCAACGCTCAAAGTGAATGTTGATAACGAAAAACTCAAAGATGAAGATTTTCGTTCTCTTGTTGGTAGTATTATCGAACTAATTGAAAATGAGATAGAAGAAGTCTAATGAATAAAGCAGATAAAATTGCATGGAAGTTCCTTGTAGAAAAAGGAAATATTATAACAGGATGGTCATTTTATGGCTCAAGTTATAGAAACGAAGTTGGTAGTTCTGTAGAATGTAGAAAACTTATTAAGTCGGTTGGTATCGATTGGAACAAAACGTCCACCGTTCGTGATGATATGGAGAACGGATTCGAAGGAACATTTTGTGATTCGTCCACTGTTAAGACAATGAGAGGCGAACTAGTACTGAACGATGGTACTAACTGGGAATGGGGAATGTCGGATGTTGACCCAAATGATATTTTCCGATTTGTCTGTGAGTTGTTACCAGACGAAGAAAATTTTTAAATTGATTCTTCCTTTAATCAATGATGAATGGAAGGTTGTACGGGGTCAGAACCCGCATTGTCTGGAAGCCGAAAGGCAAAGGGCGAGGGTAGTCATCAGAGAATCAATAGCGTATTTTGGGGTTATAGTATAACGGGATTATATCTGCCTTGCACGTAGATGATCGGGGTTCGATTCCCCGTAGCTCCACCAAATTCGGGGATAGTAGCGGTCTACTAAGAGAATGTGGCACATTCTTTGATAGGATTCAACTTCCTATGTCTCCACCAAGTTTGAAACATAGATGAACTGGGAAACATAAGAAACCCGGCGAAAGCAACCCGCATGAGGGTCTAAGGCGCTTCGTGGTAATCTGAAAAGAGCCATTGAACGTAAGTTGAGGTGTGACAACCGGGACTTGTAAATGCAGATCGTGTCATCATCTAAGTTTCTTTTTAATTGTCTTGACACCAAGACGCACCATTTGTTATAATGGACACTCTTATTAAGGAGTTAATTTATGATTAGTGGTGAAATTATTTTGATTGGTGTGGTTCTTATTGGACTCATCATGTTTGCAAGTTGTGGAATTAACAACGAAAAGAAAGATTAACTGGAAGAGTTAAACGAAGTCTGGTATCGTCCCGGTCTTGAAAACCGGTCATCCTTTACGGGGTGCGGGGGTTCAAATCCCTCCTCTTCCTCCAATTTCAATGCCGGATGATATGCGTTTTTATCGACGTACCGGCGCCAAACAATTGCGAGAAGCGCGCCACTTCCATGAGGTGGAACCTGTCGGTTTGAATCCGACTCTCGCTACCAAATGTGATTAGGCTTTTAAAGCGTTATCTTTGACATATAGTTAAAGAAAGTCTGAAACTCAATAGAGAGAGGGTTAGAATCCCTCCAATTAGAAAATTTTAAATCGTGTTCTTCTCTATAAACTGAGTTGACTTGGAGTAGCGAAAAGGTTCGAAACCGACTTGAGGATGAAGCGTCCTTGTGTAGTCACCGAGAACATGATTTAACTAACAATAGCGGGTTGGTATAAAGGTAGAATTTTGGGCTCATAACCCTCAGATGGTGGTTCGATTCCATCACCCGCTTCCAATTTTATATGATGAATAAAGGTAACAAAATGAAACGACTATTGATTGTAACTGCCTTGATGGCAACCATGACTACCGCAAATGCTGGCGATACTGTATTCGGAGGTCTTGGTGACCTTGTGATGAAAGGCCGAAATGCAATGCGAACATCTATTCCTACACAAGTGTTTGCTCTTGAAGCAGACGGCGGTAACTTTCGTTTCTATGAGTTCGACGCACCGCGCAATCCAAGATGGTCGTGTTTTGTAGTTGCAGGCACCCAAAAAGGTGGACCTGCTTGTTATCCTAAAGCAAAGTAAAGTTCTATAGTACCATGGCTGAAAAGGTAATGGCGACACCCTCATAAGGTGTAAAATCCGAGTTCGATTCTCGGTGGTACTACCAAACATGTAGACGCACCTGGAGATTGCAACAAAGGGAAAGCGAGGCGAGTGAGATTCTTGCCGCCAAATTTCAATGCGCCTCTAGCCCAATTGGCAGTAGGCATGGGATTTAAGATCCCAGAGTTCCCGGTTCGAATCCGGGGAGGCGTACCAAATAAAGTTTTAAATTATTTTCAAAATGTCTTGCAATGTCTGACGATTTTGTATATAATGGATTTATCAACTGAGAAAACAAGTTTTCAAAGTTAAACGAAATGTTCTGACATCATAAGTGTCTTGTGCTTTGCACATAAATGGTTTGATTGAAGAACAAAAGAATTGTCTAGTCTAGTAGACATAAAAGTATAAGTCATAGTGATATGATGAAAGCGGAGATTCCAACATAACCGCGCCCAATGGGTTCAACTAGAAAAGCTGAGTCAATCCTTACGAGGATTCTTCACCTGAATGGTGGAGATATAATATGACAATGCGTGTAGTAAGTATCTCTAGGGTAACTCTGAGGAGAGAAGAGGCGTAGAAAACCTCGCTGCATATTCTAAGCATTGAGTATTAGATGATAAACGGTAGAACTGTAGTTTCAGACCTTTGCAGGTCAAAGCATAGTTCATTATAACTGGGTTTCCAAAGAACTCGGGAAGTAAAATGAGAAGTAGACCCGCCGGTCAAAAATCTATATGGTGTTGTGTATTTTGTAACCCGCAAGGGATATGAAACATCGAGGACGCACATCGTAGTTGGTTCGTAATAGCTCAATGGTAGAGCATTTGCCTCTTAAGCAAACTGTTGGAGATTTCGATATCTCCTTACACTTAAATTAAAACGCAAAGGTGTCCTCGGTAACAGGTGAAAATAGCCTAATACTACACTAGAAATAGAATGTATGTTATTCAGAAACTCGCAAGGTTGACGAATATTGATTGAAAGACGCACATTGATTCTTAGCGGAATCTTCACTGCCCTAATCGGTAGATGGTAGTTAGAAAGTCGAATATCCTGTTATGACAAGTGAAATGCCTCACTTTAAAAAAGGCGGTTATGATTAGATACTCTCTTGGTGAGAGTGGATAAGTTTTTAACACGAAGAGTCGCATCTGAGTGGTACGAAAACGAAAGTCTAATTATTGTGTGTATAATCTCAACACTATCAGAAATCTTTCCATTGTGAAAACATAATGGAAAGATTTTTTTGTATATGTAATAAATGGAATTATGAAAAATTTAATATTAGTTTGTATTGTCGTTCTTTTGTCTGGTTGTAACCCGTACGGTGCTCTTGAACCATATGGAACAGATTATGATTCTTGTTTCGATAGAAAACAATATATGTCGCAATCAATTACTGCGGTGCTGGTCCATTTTGAGTATTTCTCGGAAGAGAAAAGACACAAGATAAACGAGATGTCAAAACTAACAAATAACTGTGATAATTTTGCAGAGTATATAATGTTGATGGCACGTTTCAGAAGAGACATTGAAAATGAATAATGGGACTCTCGGGAAGAGTTAACGGTTCGATTCCGTGGTATATCTGGCGATACAAGGTAGCTCCTTGATAGAGGTTCGAGTCCTCTCGGTCCCACCGATTTAGTTCTAAGATGAAGATTGGGAATTAGTAAAACCAATCAGATATAGTGGTGGACATCCCAGTGAAAGAGACCCACTGACCGTTTGAGTCTGCGCGATGCAGTACGAGGTTAACTGGACGAATAGTAGGGTAACGACCTATCTTGGAACATTTTTACAACACGCCGGTAGCTTAATGGCAAAGCACCATGCTCATAACATGCGAGTCGAAAGTTCAACTCTTTCTCGGCGTACCAAATTTATAACAATTCTAAATTTATAACAGTACTAAAAAGAACTATTAAGACTCTTTATGACGGTTAATAGTACTTTTCCGACACTTTATGACGTACAATACCTATAAGGAAGGTGATATTATGTTTACTAAAGATGAAATTGAAACAATCGAAAACTTCTTAATTGAAATGCCTGACGAATCCAATGTTTACCTTGGATGTGACTCAGTGAAATTCAAGAAGAATAAAGAATGGTATGCGAGATACACCGTTGTTATCGTAATACACCTTGCCGGAAAGAACGGCTGTAAAGTATTCGGTTACTCAGAAACAGAAAGAGACTACGACCCTAAGGCAGATAAGCCACGTATGCGTCTAATGAATGAAACATACAAAGTTGTAGAAGCATACTTACTGTTCGGAGAACTGCTTGAAGGTACCGATGTGGAAATTCACATCGATGTTAACCAACAAGTTGAACATAATTCATCTCTTGTTTTACGTGAAGCGGTTGGTTACATTATGGGTATGACTCAAATCGAAGCGAAAGCTAAGCCTGACGCATTTGCTGCTTCTTACGCAGCAGACAGAGGCGCAAGAGGTCAACTTCCTAACGTATAGTTAGAACCCTATACCTCCGTAATGCAAGTCCTGCTTGTGTTTCGGAGGTTTTCTTGTCAGATAAAATGGCTGGTTTATCTGAAATCTCTTGACATCTCCTGTGGTATATCGTACCATCCTACCTATGATTACAAATATACTGATTATAAACGATGCGCGGACATACTCAGGTGGTGACATCTCCTGTGAATTGTTCCGCCAACTGAACTTCCTAATCGTCACGGACAGTCACTCCGGCGAGTTCTGGTACATTAAGAATCGTGCTTTTGGTCAATGTGACATAAAATACCCTCTGGCGCACCTCCAGGCGCACCTAACCACTATTGAAGATATGGGATTTTAATATGAATATCAAAGACTTAAAAATGATAATTGGCGTCATGGAAGACTTAGGACACGGCGATGATGTTGAACTTGTATATGAAGATGGTCGTGATGGTATCAGTGAGTTGTTACCAATCATGGCGCGTCCTATTACTGTTTCTGGACCATTTCCAGAAGGTTCGGAAGTCAAGTTGGTGTTCTCTGTTGATTGGACATAAGTCCTGCTTATGGCCATATAGAAAACTTTAGTGCATAAGTGGTTGACTCCATTGGTCATACCTGTATAATAGGTTATATTGATTGAGTTAAGAGAGAAAAACATTTTGATGGGTGAACGAAGTCTTAAAGCATATGCATGGCGAGTATCAGCAGATCATTGTATTCTCTTACGACCAGATAAAGGAGGCCTGACATTCTCAGAAGCAGTTGCTTACGCTAAAGAATTACGGCGTCTAAGCTTCGAGAACGTTGAAATCTATAATGATATCCTGAAACTTCAAATCGGTAATCTATAATGGGTATACTAACAAAGTGGTTCGGTACAGAGGGCAAGATTCGTTTTTCTTGTAACCGTCAAGGTCAAGTATTCGAAGGCACAATGTATATCGAGACATTCAATATGTCTAATTCAGAAGTCGAAAAAGAAATTCAAAACATTATCTATGTTGAAAAAGGTGAACGGGTAACTGATGTTCATATTTTAGGTATGTGTTAATAAGTAACAAACAATGTCCCATGTTCCCGACAAGGTGCTTCTAACGCCTTGCCATTAATAAGTTGGGTGGAGGTTCTAGGTTCGATTCCTACATGGGGCTCCAAATTGAAAAAGAGAGAGAGAAAAATATATTATGAAATTTCAAGATTTTCCAGAAGTAACTGAACTAACAGTGAAACTCGGCCGGCTCGCTCAGGCTATTTCACAAGCAGAAGTGGTTGTAAGTAACACCGAGATTAGTGGTTATAGTGTACACCTTTCCGAATGTTCAGATGGTTCTGGTTTAAAAATTAATATGGAAGGTTGTTATGTTGCAACAAAGATTGCCGCAGCAACACAAAAAGTTCTTGAAGATGAACACAAGGCGACTGTGAATGACCTTAAAGACCTCGGCGTTGAGTTTTAATATGAAAGATATAACGATTGAGACAGCAAATGGTATAGGAATACTGGACCCATTATTCTGTGAAGTCACCAATAAACAAATTGGTTGGAAACGCAGAATAGTAACCGTTTCTGATGTTCCTTATAATGATATTACTCCAGCCTATATCTCATTTAAAGTTGTGGATAAAAAAGGCCGGCAGTTAATTGACACACTAAGTTTTGATACTTTCTAAAAGGAAAACTATATTATGATACGTAGTGCAGAAGAATTGGTTAAAGATACTATTGAGATTGACCTAACTGGTCCTGATGGCAACGCATTTGTTCTATTAGGTACCGCTAAACGTTTGTGTGACCAAACAGGCATCGACTGGACCAAACTTGAGAAACGTATGACCTCCGGCGATTACGATAACCTTGTCGAAGAGTTTGACAAAGTGTTCGGCGAAATCGTCACACTCTACCGGTAGTCTGATATGTGGATTGAAGTAGAAGTTGACATTGATGATATTGAGGCCTTGGAAAGGATAGATAATGAATTTATCCGCGAGTACATACAGGGCGAATTAGGTGAAGAGGTTCCTTTTGAACCTGATGACGTTCTTGATGAGATTTTCAAGAGAGTAAAATTACAGGGCGAAGACCTAAATGTTGTAATTGGAGACTTGATGCGACAGAAAGGCATCTATGATTTTAATGTTTAATTTGAAATAGAGAGAACTATATTATGTTTGAAGCAGTAATGATTTATCTGTATGTTGTATTTGGTAACCTTGTGGATGTCGCGGGATTTTTTGCGTTTGCCGTGGGATTTTTCTATTTTATGATACTGTTCTTTGCGTCGGTTAATGCCGATGCCAAAGAAGTCAAAGAGAAATATTCCAGCACCAACGAATATTTCGCCGAGACTATGAAGAAAATAAAGTTTTGGACAGGATTCAAATTTATTCTCTTTGCGTTTGTTCTGAATTCGTTCTATCCAACAACCGAGAATATCAAGTACATTATCGGTGGTGCTGTGGCGTGGAATACTGCTGAATGGGTTGCTGGAAGTCCAGATGCCAAACGAATCCCAGAGAATGTACTAAAAGCAATGAACAAATTCCTTGAGAACGCTGATGGAATCTCAGATGCTGTTAACAATGTTACCAAAGAAGTGGTTGACGCTACCAAAGAGTCTGTGAAAGAAGTCACTGATGCCACAAAGGAAGCAGTGTCCGATAACGTGAAGAATACCTCTGATAATATTGTGAAGTCACTGGAGAAATAACATGGTGATTGATGGTTATTACAAAGAGAAGTTTGACCCAGATAAACGACCAGACGACTGTTCAGGATGTTCTCGTAAGTCCGGTCAAAGGGACGAAAGCACTTTTGATAGATGTGGTTATCATTCATACTACTGCTCAACAGCTGTTCAACATGCCTGTGGTGCGTCAAGAAATGATTGGTTACCTAATGAAAGATACTTCTCGGAAAAGTTTGTTGAAGACTTCTATTATGAGAAAAAGATGAATAAACCTATCAGAAGACTTGCCAGAAAGATAGTTTCTATGATAGGATTGTAAGTACATGTTGGTTAATCGCCAACTAGTTGAGTTCTCTAACCTCAATGATTGAAGCAGGTCGATTACCTGTAACAAAAGGACGACACAAAGTATTGTCGGCACAAAGATTGCCGTGAGTTTCCGTTTGGTAGGAGTTGATGTTAACTCCTTTGACCCGATAGGTTACATTCTACAGAATTCTAATTACATTATGAGAAACAAAATGAAATACTGCCAGTGCGGAAAAGATAGCGAACCAAGACACACTACCTCTCTAATAAGAACTGCAAGTATTATTTGTCGTGTCTGTGGCAGAGGTATTTCTGGTCCTGTAAATGACAAATCACTTGAAAAGTTCCAGCACAAACTTGAGATTAGTCCAGAGACCGCGGAAGAGATTCGCAAGATATGGGAAGATGAATATTATATTCCAGCGCATCTAAAGAAGGAACAAAAAGAACCTGACGATTACAAGATGACATACTTCCGTATTGCCGAGAACCAAGACTACGGTGTTGTGTCTGTCATGGCCAAGATATATGATACTGTGTCCGGTCCAAATAGACAACGACTGGCATATACTGTATCTATCTGTTCACCGAAGGACAATTTCAACAAGTCGATTGCTCGTGAGTTGTGTACTAGTGACCCATTCTATGAAGAAGATATCCTTCTTGACCCAAATCTGTTTGGTCTTATCGATAAAGTAAATAGGTCTGATGAGCGATATGGTTATCGCCATTTCCCTATGAGACACCAAATGATTAACAATCTTGTTATCAACAGTATGTTGACCGATGAGGTTTTTGTTAGTCGTGTTCCAGATTTCGCATTAAAGATTCTTCTTGTTAACCTAGTGAAGTAAATGGTATGAGTCAATGGTTGATTAGAGTAAACACCGCTGATGGCAGTTCGTTGGTGTGGCGGAGACAATATATAATGGGATTGGTAGCAATGCCGTGGGGATTGCATGGAGGAACGGATATGTTTTTCACCAGAGATTCTCATGCAGATGTCACCCAAGCAGCAATAGAATGTATTAAAAACTATGACGAATATCCTGATATTCGAATTCAATACTACAGGCGATAACTATGAAAAAGAAAGATTTAAAGATTCAGATCGAATCTCTGGAGAATATTATCTCCGCCCTCGGTGATGATAGTTTTGATCAGGTTGTAGAGATTGATGTACTTCAACGCAAGAACAAAGACCATGTTCTACAACTTGAGTGGCAACAAGAGGTAATGGAAGAACAACGCCGTACCATTAAGGCACTCATGGAAGGTGTTGAAGAACATACAGGTAAACAAGGCACTACCGCTGTGTTGACCTATATCGCACGTATTGAGTCTGAACTCGAATTCTGGAAACGTATGACGACCGCCATGGGATGGGATGTTGAACATCTATTAATGATGCGACAGTCTGGTATGGACTCGGCCGAAGCTTTGTTCAAGGCATTTGAAAATGATTGATGTTGTTATAGGAATATCCCACGATGGATATGAAATCGTTGTCAGAGGCGAAACCAAGGATAAACGTTATATGCTGTCATCTTATATGGACCAAGATGACCTCGATGAACTAAAAGAACTAATTGAACTTATCGGCAGAGATGCTGTGGTAACCCAAGAAGATTTTCACTAGGAGATACAAATGAAAGAAGTAACTATCGAAACAAAAGAATTGATTAAAATTCTTGTCGGTAATCGTGAACAACATATTGTTGATTATCAGGATATGATGAAAGTGTTCAAAGTCAAGATTGTCGAAGAAGCCGAACAAGCTCTTCAAGAAGTTAAAGATGGAAATTATTCGCGATGGAGTCTACAGACATCACAACCGACATCAAACGTGTCTGATTATGATTACACTATTCGTATGCTTGAATTGTCTGTTGATGACACAACCACGTTATCAGAACAAGACTTTAAATGTTATGTAATGGATAATTGGGAATGGCAACGTGGATTCTCTGGTCTTAAAACAGCTTATCTTGGTTCGTAAAATGAGTCTATTGGTCGAGAAGGAAGAGATTGATAAATTAGAAGCAGAAGTTGCAAAACGCCGAAAGGCGCTGAAGGAAAGATGTTCTCATCCAGACGAAGCACTAACGGTAGATGAGTATCAGTCAAATAGTGACTGGGACCAATTCGCACATTATGAACGTTCTTATAAATGTGGAATATGCGGTAAGTATTGGACAGAATCAGTAAAATAATTAAATAGGATAAACAAATGGCAATAGATACACTAAATGGTTTCGTCTTGATTGACGATGTGATAGCACAAGAGAAATTTTCCGAAGGTGGAATATATACAGGAGAGAACTCTAACGATAACGCGCCAGTTACCGGCACGGTTATTGCTGTTCCAGAAGAAATTGAAGACGAAGATGAACCTTGTCCAGTTAAGAAAGGTGACAAAGTTCTATTCAAACTCGCTGCGGCATCGCCACTAAAGATTGACGGTAGTACATACCACATCATCGGCCATAAGTCTCTAATTGGTATCGTGAGTTGATGTGAAGACAGAACCTTTTATACCTGTTCCCTATCGAAAAGGAAATAAATTCCTGCGTAAGTATGAAGTTCCTTTTGTTGATAGGGTAGGTAATAAAGCAACACTTGTTTTGATTGACTATATCGATAAGAAAGGGAAGTTAATTGAAGGTTATACAATGTGTGTCAAATGGAAAAATAATAATGAAAGATAGAAAAAAAGTTTATATAGTAATGGACGATTATACTCCTGATGCTGGTTCAACAATCTATGGTGTTTATTCTACCAATGGACTTGCTGAGAAAGCAGTTGAAGAACTTGAGTCAGAAGACAATGAGTATGGTCGGAATATGAATGAAGAAGGAACAATCGACATCCGTTCCGAGTATTTAGATTTCTAGTATAATGACCAAAGTATATCTACTTGAATCATATGATGGAAAAGATTATCGCAATGGAAGACTCTTACTTGGCATCTATTCAACAGAAAGGAAGGCTATTGAGGCCAAAGAAAAAAATAAAGGTGTGTTTCCTAGAAGTAGAAGCTTTATACTTGAAGTCGAAATTGACAATGGTATTGAAGGAATCACCGGCAAAGAAGGTAGATTGTTGCCAGATAAATTCGTAATGATTAAAACTGGTGATGAATTATAAAAGAGGTGTCACATGGACGCACACAAGAAACACCAACGAGACAACTATGTTGACCGTTGGAAAAGATTAACAAAAGATATGGTTATCCCTAATGAAAGGAAACAACCAACACCAGAGAACCTTCGTTGGTTCCTTAGGTCTGGACATATTCGTAATATGAATCACAAGAATTATTACTTCGTAACGGAAATCGCGAGAGAACATTCATAACAAACTTGGAGAAAGAAATGAAATTTAGAATATCAAAAACCCGCAACAAAGCAAAAGGTTCTGTCGATGCGAATCAAATGTCCAACAAAGAATTGATTTCTTTTGTTGATAGTAAACAACCTAACAGGTTCCGTGCCAAAGCAAAGAAAGTGTTGGCGCAACGCGGCGTAACTATCTAATGTTTGAAGAACGTAGAAACACCTTGGTTGATCGCCTTCGCGGCATTTACCAAGTTGGTCCTATCGATGAGAACGGAAATGGTGAATTCGGCCAGCGCGGATTCTCAGACTTTATTCCTCCAATTTCATATGAGGCCGCCATACGTATTGAAGAACTTGAGAAAGAGAATAAAAGACTCAATGAAATAATTGATGACCTTGGGAGGCCATTTTAATGTTAGAACTATATGAACAAAACGGTGTAGTAGTCTCTATCAATGATTGTGATTTTGACTACAAGTATGTATCAAATAATATCAACTATGATAATGAAGTCGAGGCATTGTTATCAAAGAATGGTGTTAATGTAATGGTAGGAACAGGCAAGACCTATATTATTGGATAAGTAGTTTACTGTAGACCTCTCCCGGCTGAGCTACACCACCAACCCTGCTTCGGCAGGGTTTTTCGGTTTCAATGTCTTGACTTTCAAGGTCTGGTACCTTATAATGGACAAACGAAACTAATACTTAACGCCAGGAGAATCTATGAGTATATTGGAACAACTGATCAAAAATAGTACCATCAAAGAATCCGAGTTGCTAACTCATTCGTCATTTATGAAAACTACCGTGGTACGAACATCTGTACCGTTATTGAATGTTGCCCTTAGTGGTTCCCTTGACGGAGGTCTGTCATCTGGCTTAACATTCGTTGTAGGACCTTCCCGTCACTTTAAAACTGCATACGCGCTCATCATGGCAAAGGCCTATCTTGATGAAGTGAAAGACTCTGTTATTCTATTCTATGATTCAGAGTTTGGTGCATCTAAGGACTATTTTGATTCATTCGGTATCGACTCTGACCGAGTTATCCATGTTCCTATTATGAACATCGAAGAACTGAAACAGGACATTATGAAACAACTTGATAGTCTCAAGAAGAGTGATAATGTATTCATCTTCATTGACTCTATCGGTAACCTTGCATCTAAGAAAGAAGTTGATGATGCTCTTGAAGGAAAGTCCGTTGCCGATATGACCCGCGCAAAACAATTGAAGTCTCTATTCAGAATGGTGACTCCATATCTAACCAAGCTTGATATCCCAATGGTTGCTGTGAACCACTCATATCAAACGATTGAGATGTTCAGTAAACAGGTGATGTCTGGTGGTACTGGTGCAATGTACTCTGCCAATACTGTATTGATGGTAGGCAAGTCTCAACAGAAAGAAGGCAAAGAAATTGTTGGTTATAACTTTACAATCAATATCGAGAAGTCACGTTTCGTTAAAGAGAAATCAAAACTGCCTATCACCGTTACATATGAAGGCGGCATCTCTAAATGGTCTGGTCTATTAGATATTGCTACCGAAATGGGATTTGTGGAGAAACCAAAAGTTGGTTGGTATACAAGAATTATTCCTGATGCTGATGGAGTTGTTCAAGAGGACAAAAACTGGCGCGCAAAGGACACGAACACTCCCGATTTCTGGATGCCTATCTTAGAGAAGACAAACTTCACCAAGGCGATAGAAGAAAAATACAAGGTTGCACAAATCAAAATGTTGCAGGAGGATGACGATGAGTGATAAAATGAAACAAGTTGTTATTGCATTTGGTGATGACTTTGATGTTGTTATTACTAATGTGTCCTTCTCCGAGGAACCTGACGAAACTGGCCAGTACGCGGTTAATGCCGAATACGGACTAGTAGAGAGGGACAAATCTATTGCGATTGAAATCCCCGAAAATATTAAAGAAGAGGTCAGCGAGATTGTAACAAATTTCACAAACGGAATAATCTCTGAGTTAGAATCTATGACCAAGGAGAGTGTTATTGATTGATATAGATTTTGAAGATGTACTATTCAAGAATCTATTCGTTGATAGCGCCTATGTAAGAGATGTTCTACCGTATCTAAAGGATGAATATTACTCTGATGATCAATATAGGGTTATCTTTGAAGAATACAAAGGCTTCTTTGAAAAGTATAATGATGTACCTACAATAGAGTCTATCATTGTACAGGTAGGTGACCGTAAAAATATTACCGAAGATGAATACAAAGAAATAGTAACAAGACTCGATTCGTATAGAATCATTACGGAAGAAAAACCTAATTCAGAATGGTTAAGGGACGAAACGGAGAAATTCTGTTCTGAACGTGCCGTTCACAGGTCTGTTGAAACTGCTATCGCCATTATCAATGGTGAGAAGAAAGATATGGACAAAGGTGCCATACCTGAACTGCTACAAGATGCCTTGAGTGTTTCGTTTGATAGTTCTGTAGGTCACGACTATATCAATGATGCTGATGCGCGTTACGATTTGTTACACCTGAAAGAAGATAGATTGGCCACTGGTCTACACTATCTTGATAAGGTAACCCGTGGTGGTTTTGTTGACAAGACATTGAATGTTTTCATGGGCGGAGCCGGTTCTGGTAAGTCTGCCATTATGATTCATATCGGTAGTCAGTTGTATTTACAGGGCAAGAATGTTCTATACATCTCATTAGAGTTGGCCGAAGAAAGAATTGGTGAACGTATCGACGCCAATCTCTTAGAGGTCGACCTTAATAAACTACACGGCATCGATAGAGACAAGTATCTCAAACAGGTCGAAGATGTAAAAGAGAAGTGCGCTGGTCGATTGATGATTAAGGAATATCCTACCACATCGGCACATGTTGGTCACTTTAGACATCTTGTTAGAGAACTAAAGACCAAACAGAACTTTGTGCCTGATATTATCTTTATCGATTACCTTAATATTTGTTCTTCAAGTCGTGCAGCAAAAGGCGCAAACTCGTACACACTTGTTAAGAGTATCGCAGAAGAACTTCGTGGATTCGCAATTGAGAATAATTGTCCTATTGTTAGTGCTACACAGGTTAATCGTGGTGGACTAAATGCCTCTGATATGGAAATGTCTGATGTATCAGAATCAGCCGGTCTATTACATACTGTTGATACTTTCTTTGGTATGATTTCTACAGAAGAGCTACGCGAACAGGGCAAGGTGATGTTCAAACAGTTGAAGAACCGTTTCTATGATATATCCAGCACCAATAAGTTTATGTGTGGTGTTGATTTCAAACAGATGCGATTCTATGACCTTGATGATACTGCCGGTACGATGATGGGTGCCTCAACTACTGATGGGAAAACCATAGCGGATAAACCAACATTTGGTGCTGGACAGGAATTGATGTTCGGTGATAATAAGAAGGACGGAAATCCTTTTGATGACTTTATAGTTTAGGAGATATTATGACACTATATGATATGTTTAAAAAACAGATTAATCAACTCCACACGGTTCCGGTCGTGGCATTTTATTTGTTACGACCTAATGAGGCCGAACAGGAGTTCACATCCGAGGAACCAGGATTCAATCCGGCGTTTCATATGGAGAAACTTGTTATACCTATGACCAAAAGAGCAAAGATCGCATTTCATAGAGATTACAAGTTTACTGGTTTCGGAAAAACATCTTTTCCAGAGTTTGAACGAAGAATGTCTTGATAAATACGTTCGCTTACTATATAATGGTATAAATTGATTATGGGAAATATTATGAGTTCACAAGATTTATTCGGCGAAGACCTTGCCGTTGAGAAAGAGAGTACAGTAGGAAAGTTCAAACGTCCGGACAAAGAACCGGACCAACCAGAAAAACCACAGGCGTTATTCGAATCTGATAGAAAAGAAGGCGAGATGTTGATTCTCCCTAAGGATAAGGCAATTGCCTGTTATAAACTTCTTATTGACTACTACTCAAACTTTCACGACATTGAATCATATCAGAGATTCCGTAAACTTGAGATGTTGATGAAGACCGGTTCTTCACAGTCTATCGATGGTACGGAATGGTATGACGATATTCTGTTTAATGACTATGATATGCGTCCAGATGATATGGAAATCCGCGTGGAAGAACTCTCCTCAAGAGATTTCTATGAACAGATACAAGTAGTGTCCTCTATGGCGATTGTACCGTCACCGGGTCGTACCTTGCACCTACGCGCTGTTGAGGCGAACACAGGCAAGACACTTGGATTTATGAAGTTGGGTTCACCTACTCTCAATATGAAACCTCGTAATGTGATGATGGATAGAATCGTTGAACCCGAAGAATTGAATCGCACGTTCTATAACGGTATCATTCTTGTACCTGTACAACCATTCGGTTATAATGCCCTTGGTGGTAAACTGATGGCGTTAATCGCTGCTTCAACTGATGTACGTGATATGTTCAATAAGAAATATGGTACTGACATTCAGACATTTGAAACAACCAGCTTATATGGATCAATCAAACAGTCTTCACAGTATGACGGTCTGAAACCTATGATTCGCCGTTGTAAGGCACAAACAGATTCAAATCTTATGATGTACCCATCCGATGAAGTTCTCGGAAAGATGGCGTTAATCTTCAAGAGCGAGAATAATGGTCAACACGCCGTAGAGGCAAATAGTGGTTCTGTCAAGTTGAAACGAATGAACGGTATGTTCTCGCGTCTATATGCTTCTCTAAAGGTACATGATATGGAGAAACACGACCACTTGAAAGAGTTCCTTGCTGTGAAGAAGGAGATTACTACCAAAAAGAATTACTATTACTGCAACAACATTAATAAGAGCGTTGAAGAAATGGTTGTTTGGTGGAAACGCAAGGCACAAAGACGATATGACAATCTTGCAGCCGATGATAGAATTCGTACAGAACTTGAGATTTGGGATCTAGATACGGTTCTTGGTGACAAAATTCAGATGATAAGGTAATACTATGAAAGATATAATGAACAGAGATGATGTGTATGAGATGTGCAAACAGATATCGGAATACACATCACAAGAGAATGATGAATTTCAAGAGGTTACCGACTACCTGATTCGTATTGCTGAAAGTTATCCTGACTATATGGAAGATGAGACCTATAACCAAATCTTGAAAGAACTACAGGCCAAACTGAAATACTACCAATTGAATACAAAATGGGTCGAGGAAGAACAGAAAGTTGTTATAACAAGAGTTACCGACGGAACTATCATTAGCGAAAGAGTACATAAAGAACGGTACCTAGAACACACTGATTACTAATATGGTAGATAAACTAATATTGTCCGAACGTAACACACTTAGGTGTTATGATATATTAATGGATGCTTACGCTGATATTACTGATATAGAACAATACCAAAGAATTAGAAAAGGAATCAAGTTATTAGATATGGAATCCTATGACATTTTTGGTAATCACATGTATTCTGATATATATTTTAATGATTATGATATGTCTCCAATGGATATGGACATTAGATTAGAGTATACACCAGAGAACAGAGAGTATTATAATCAGTTACAATACGTTTCGTCGTTTGTCGTCGGGCCCACTCCGGGTCGGTCATTGTGTGTTAAGGTGTGGGAGAACAACACGAAAAAGTTATTAGGTTTTATTAAGATGTCTTCCCCGACAATCAATATGAAACCTCGTAACACGATGTTGGATTATGTCATAAAACCAGAAGAATTGAACCGTACCTTCTATAATGGCATCGTAATCGTGCCGGTTCAACCGTTTGGTTTTAACTATCTCGGCGGCAAACTACTTGCACTAATAGCGGCATCTACAGACATAAGAGACCGTTTCAACAACAAGTATGACACTGATATACAATACTTCGAAACGACCAGTCTATATGGTTCCATTAAACAGTCTTCTCAATACGATGGACTTAAACCCATTATAAAGAGGTCTAAGGTAAGAACTGATTCAAACCTGATGATGTACCCTTCTGATGATGTTATCAAAAAGTTAACAATTATCATCAAATCCGAGAATGAAGGTAATCATGTTGTCAACATAACGGTCAACTCAAGTTCAGTAAAGACAAAGAGATTTAATGGCCTTATCAGGACAATAAAGAATTCATTAAAACATCATGATATAGATAAATACCATGAATTCTCTAATATGATAAAAACGAAGTCTAATATAACAACCAAGAAGAATTACTATTACTGTAACAATATCAGTAAATCTAGCGAAGAGATGATATCGATATGGAAAAAGAAATCTGTAAAGCGTTGGGAAAAACTTCGTTCTGAGGATAGATTAAAAAAGGACCTTGAAGTATGGTCTTTGGATAATATACATACAGACGACATACAAATGATAAGGTAGATAAATGAAAACAACAAAAGAATTCCTTAACGAGGCCGTTAAGCGCGCTGATAAAAAAGATATACCAAAGATTATTTTTAATCTAATCAAAAAGATTAAGAAAACAAATGACTCACATGAATTATCTGTTGCTCTTGAGGATGGTGAGTGGGGAGAAGCTACGGATATTGTTTATGACCATGCATCTAAAAAGGAAATGCAGGCGTTTGATGATTGGATTGATGATATGCCAAGAGGTATAGAACCTATGGATTACTGGGATTTCATTAGATAAACATAAATAGTCTTATGCCTAATAAGACACAAGAAAAAGAAGGGTTCTTGGCCAAGGTCAAAGAAAACCCAGTAAAAACTATACTAACAACTGCTGCGGTGATAGGAGCTCTCTTTACCATTTTAGGTTTTGGTAGTAAAATGATTACAGCTGTTGATTCTGTGTTGGTGACTCATAAAGACCTGTCCGCAATGGAAACACGCATCACCGAGAGGTTCGAAAAAGAGGCGGTGACTATTCGTACCACATATATAGAAGACCTCACTTCACAAATCTCAAAGTTGAACACCCTTTTAGGTAGTGCAGATACCATTGGTGAGGTAGAATTGTATAAACTACAAATACAAACACTAAATAAAAGGATAGAACGACTACAAGGCGACCATTAATCATGAAATATATTGCAATATTCATCTTATTATTTACCTCATACACATCCTCTGCTGGAGAGATGAAGGAACTGGTTCGTAACGCGCCACTGAGCCGAGAATTATGTGATAGAAAAATTGACTATTATGACGAACAGGTATACAACTATGAGATTATTGACCCAGAATACCGTACAGAAGTAGAAGAATATAAACTACAACACTTCAAAGAAGAACTTAGAAGAGCGTTGTATGAGTGTAGACCGAGTTGGTAAACGGTAAGATAACATAAATAACTATATTAGGAAGGTACTCAGGGGTTGCCACCACCCCGATGCCTTTATTCATTTATAGGAGTTGTGTGTGCTTAGATTCAAAGAATACAATGAAACCCATACCTTATCAGAAGGCGGTGGTTTCGGTCACCTTTCGCATCCATATGATATTGATTTCACATTCAACGAAATCAAAGGCATCATTGTAAGAGCATTTCAAGGTAGACTTGAACAAGTCACAGAGAAAACCGATGGCCAAAACCTGATGTTCTCTTGGAAAAACAATAAGTTAATCGCCTCTCGTAATAAGGGTCATCAAAAGAACTTTGGTGAGAACGCACTGGATAAAGCAGGAATTGTTGCCAAGTTCTCCGGTCGTGGTGCATTACTTACAGCATACTCTGATGTGATGAATGAACTATCACATGCAATGTCACAACTTAGTCCGGCCGACAAAGAATATTTCTTCAATGAAGGTCACAAGTGGATTTCTATTGAGGTTATGGTACCAGAGAATGAGAACATCGTACACTACGGTGTATCAGAGATTCGTTTCCACGGCACTATCGAACTGGACGAAGACGGCAACCCTATTTCTAAGTTGAACCAATCAGACGGCAGATATCTTGAGAAGATTCTACGTGGTAAAGGTCTGGACAAAGGAAAGCGTTTCGAAATGAAAGGTCTATCTAAGGTCAAAGTTGGTGCAATGAAAGACCACAAGAAACGTACAGACAAGTACCTTGTCAAACTCAATAAGATTATGAAGTCTCAAGGTGTAAAGAATTCAGATAAACTTTCTACATATAAACGAAACTACATAATCAACAACGTGATCAAGAAGACATCGTTGCCTGATGATGTACATACCTCATTGGTTAACAGATGGGCGCATGGCGACAAGTCTGTGACCATCACTAGTATCTATAAACTGGTACCAGAGTTGAAGTCTTGGATTCAAAAGATTGACAAGTCTATGCAGAAGGTATGGAAAGAGATGATGCACCCTATCGAGAATGTATTTCTTGGTGTTGGTACAGAGTTGATGAAGACCATCTCTTCAATGATGACCGTTAATCCTGATAAGTCTATGCAGAAGATTGCTGACAATATGTGGAATTCGGTTAACAAGATTAAGGCCTCGGATAACGAAGGTCTGAAAAAGACGCTTGATGCACAACTAAAGAAATTAGATGCTCTTGGTGGAATAAAGAATCTTATGCCTACAGAAGGCATTACATTCTTCTACAAAGGCGAACTACTCAAATTCACTGGTGTATTCGCGCCTGTTAACCAAATAACAAATCTGGTCTGGAGACTATAATGAAAACAGTAAAACAACTCTTGAACGAATCCATAAAGAAAGATGTAAAATGGTTTGAGTCAAATGTATTTGATACAGATGTTGTTGAGTATGTTCGACAAGTGAAGGGAGATATATACTTGGTAGGTGCCAAGGCCGAGAACGGAAATCATTACAATATTTGGACAGTATATTTGGATATGAAAACTGGTGAACATGATTTTGAACCTGCTTTCAAAGACAAAGTTAAACGCCAAGATGTTAAAAAATTCATTGATAAGAACATTAAAAAAGTTGGTAAATAATGAAAGGTTTCAAAGAATATATTAACGAAGCAGCATCTCCTGGTATACAGATGGAGAATGCCATTATCGCGGTATGGAATGGTCAAGAGATTCCTAGTGATATAACAGATAAACGTATCACACAAGAGAACGTTGAAAAGATTGTTGCTGAGTTGAAGAGTAAAGGCGAGTCAGGCAAAGCCTCTTCTCTTGGCGCCTCCACTATGCCTGTTACTAAAGAGTGGTCAACATACTGGCCAGAAGGTAAGGTTCCAGGCGGCACAAAGACTCCTAAGACTGATATCGTCATCGGCTCGGATAAGATATCTCTCAAGACGGGACAAGCAGCACAATTAATGTCAGGTGGTCGTAATGAGGCCCGCGCAACATTCTACGCCGCTGCGAATCAATTAAAGGGTGTCGATAAGAAAGTTTCTGATACCTTGAGAAAAGGATTTGACCAGTTGTCTCCAGCAGGAGTAACAAAAGGGAATCTACGCGCAGCAATAAAAAGCGGCAAAGACGAACTTGTTAAACAGGCCGATGCTGTACATAAAGACCTGATGAGAGAGTTGACCAAGGTTTTCTCAACCAACCAATCGTTCAGAGATGCATTTGCGTATGAAGCAATGTCAGGAGATGTTAAGTTTGGTGGCAACGATGGTGCTTGTTCAAGTTTCCTTGTTGTAACATGGGATGGTTCAAAGATTCATCACGTACCTGTTAATGATAAGGCATACGTTTCATCTATCGCAAAGAAGATGAAGGTGTCTGTACGCTTCAAGTCTGGTTCAGAGAAGAAAGTTATTGATGGAAAGAAACAGAAGACAGGGAACTACCGTTACTGGTCTGTTGTAGGTCTTATTGTGGATAAACTCCAAGAAGATATCGATGATATTCCAGAGTATGCATTAACAGAAGGCGTAATCGCAGATATATTCAACAAGGCAAAATCATTCATTAAGTCCATTATAATGAAGATTATATCTTGGGTAAAGAAAAGTTACAAGAACCTTATGGACTTTCTACAAGTAGAACCTTTAGTTTCTTTCGATAACAATATTAAGTTCTAATTACTTAACCAGTTTGCGTAGTTTGTCCCATTCAGAATGAAGTTTCTTAGGGACAAGCTTTTCAAATGTCTCTCTGTCATCACTCTTAATAGCGTTACGAACATCTGTAGCTGATGTAATTCTAGGCGTTTCCTTATACTTAACTTCCATTTGTTGCCAGTCATCAAGTTTCTTATTCGCTGAATCAATCTGTTTCTTATATGAACCAATGCGGTCGTTGCCTGCTAATACTAAATCAACATCAAGTCCTTGGTCACGTAGTAATGAGATAGTGTCTGGAATGTAACCAGTTTTCGCCACAATGACCATCGCTCTAGGGTTGAGTTTGTGTATCAACTTGGTCTGATACTTCGCGTCCAGTGGATTCCTTGACTTGTCCTTTGAAGACTCCTTTCCTTTTACAAGAACAACGACTGGATTCTTCATCATCTTAATGATTGCATCGTGTCCCTTATGGATAGGTTGCATACGACCCAAGAATAGTTGTACTTTCTTATCGTCAATCTTTTCTGGAAAGTCTGACCAGTAATCTTCGTTCATCTCTTCGCCTATCATTTTCTTAAATATTCCTGTAATGTAATCATATTCGTCTTTGTGACCTGCCTCTGCAGCAAGTTTTCTTGCTTTGAACCACAACTCTTCTGTTCTGTCCACAGTTACGTTGTGTTTATCCGCCATTTTATATATGTATGAATCGGGCATTATCTAATCTTCACCTCTACAATTCCGTTATGTTTGCTATTGTACAACACACTACCTTTTGGCAAGTAACCAATAGCACCCAAGTTGTATGTGATTGCTTCTATCATCTCGCTATAGTTCTTAACAATAATAGTATCAGCTGACTTGTATCTACGTTCAGCGTACTTCATATAGGACTTCCAAGGATACAGAATGGTATCTTTTACAAAATTCTTGTGTTCCCTAGAGTGTATGTCGAACATTACAACCACAATACGACCTCCGTTCCAACTTTCTGTCTCATTAAAACTGAATATGTTATATAGTTCATATTGAGTGATGAATGAATTTGTATCTTTAGTAGGTACTGGTCCTACCAGTTCGTTCTGTTGTATGGAAAACTCGGCCTGTGTTATTGATGGTTTGCCAGCTAAACTTATCACAAAACATAAAGTTATTGCTTTTAATAAATTCATTCTCGATTCTCATTTGTCGATTCTTATTTTGTGTATTTATTTAGCTTTTAACTTCTTTTCGATTCTTTGTAGTCTAACAGTAACCTCTTTCTTATATCTAAGAAGTTCTTTATAGTTAGCTCTCACAGAGTCATTCATTCCTGCCATTGCCTGAGCAGATTCCTCAACCAACTCTCTGGAATCCTTCGCATCGTCGGCGGCCTCTTTTGTTATCTTTACCAAATCTGATAATCTATCATCAACTTTGATATTGATTATTTTTGATAATTCTTCGTCGTTCTTTTCTAAAGCTTTTTTGACAAGTTCTAATACCTTTTTGTCTTCTTTTCTTATTTCAACGATTGCTGTGTTATTTTCTTCAATCGCATCTAGTGCTCTTTTTGATTCTATGTATATATAGGATGTTGAGGACACCAAGGCGAGAAAGATACTGGCCAGAGACCATATAGATTTAACAAGACGATTTATTTTCACAACATCTTTGGTTGATACGCTATCTCCTTTTGAGACCGCAACGAGTTCATCTTCTAATACTTTAATTTGCTTTTGCAAGTCATTGAAAATATTTTGTTGATTGTTGTCGTTCGCTTTATCGTTTTTATTAAGTTCCGTCATTAGAAAGTGCCGTCTTCTCAAGTGATTTTATTCTTTCTTCTAGTTCCTTGATTCGACTTATTCTTCCATCGTATAGTAATTTACTATTTTTTAATTTCGTTGAGCTGTGTTCAACTATCTTAATTTTATTTTGAAGTTCTATTTTCATTGAACCGTGGTCAGTTCTGAAATTTTCAATATATTCCATGGCTATTTCGTTGTCTTCTCTGAGACTAATGTAATCCACAAGGAATATGTAACAACTTGCAATCATCAGAGCGCTAATGCCTATCTCTGATAGTAAAATGGTCGTTTTAGGTTTTAGTATCATTATGCTCTACCGTTAACCCATTGATTCTGGTCTTTCAACTTCAATAGAAACTGTTTGCCGGGATTCTTTGCCGTCCATCTACGAATCAGATGTGATGATTCCGTATTGCCTAGTTTCTTTAACCAATGTTTACGATGTTCTTTGCCACCTTTGTAACATGCTGAGAAGGTGTCCTGACATACATCAAAGTAAGGCTTACCGAATGCCATGCCGTGAGGTTCAAACGAACCACCGGGTCCTCCTGAGACTCCTGCGACGGTTGTTGATGCTTCTTCTACCAATGATACGATACGTTTTAGTTTATCATATGTTGTTTTTGAAACCTCTTCTGGTTTCATCCTTGAGAAAGACTTTTTCAACATCTTCTTCATAATGGTACCAGTATGACTATTAATATTTTTAACAATCTTATCTACATTATCGCCCTTGTCGATATAATAAACAATATTGCCGATGACATTATCATCTACCCATTTCTTAAATGATCTCATTATGCTACCGTATAATCTTTGAATGTGTTTGAAATATCGGTTGTCAAAGAGGTCACCTTTGCCGCGATGGCCTTATCAACCTTCTTTGCGAGTGTCTTTAAGGTATCAATGACATTAACAACCTTCTGCTTGATATCATCACTGACCTTTCTTACATTCTTAATCGCAGCTGCAATATGCCAACCTGTAATCGCCTCAATCGCATGAATAGGACCAGTCAATGCGTGTAATGTTAATTGGTCAATCTTTAAAAGAACATCAATGATGTCCTCTTTGGTTATTTTCTTTGCTAGTAATTTCTTTAATTCTGCGACGGAAGCTTCATCACCTTTCGCTGCCTTCACAGCATGGTATAGAATCTTCGCCATATGGGTACCAGAAGCAGCAATGATTTGCATTAGGCCTCGTCCCTTCTTTACATGGAACCCAGCGGTCTTCAATGCGCCGGTTATATCAGGCATCTTAAATTCGTCCAGTGTTTCCTCTGTTAGGGTATCTACTCCCATCTTCTCAAATTCCATTAATTCAATAATGTTATTCAACTCCAGAGAGAATTCTTGGTGATTGCCAAAATCTTTAAACGACTTCATTTACTATTCCTATTAAATCTTATTATTATTTATCAAATTATGGTACGGATCTTGTCATACCATTCTTACATTATCTCTTGTGACGAATAATACGTCTTTACCAACCACATCTGTAACCTCGTAAACTGGGCATCCCATGATGATATCACAAGGGAATAACTCTTCCTTGACAATAAACATCTTCTCTGATAGATTATCTATGTATTTGCCTTGACAGAAAGGTTCTTTTGAGTTATCATCCTCATTCAGTTGTAAAACAATACCATTATCATCTAGGTATTCAAGTACAATATCAGTAACATCATGCCCGGCATCTTCTTTGAGAATCTTTAGTGCAACAATGAGTGAACCAACAGCAAATGAACCCATAGGAGCTCTCATGATGAGTTTCTTTACGTTTTTGATGACCCTGTCGAATAGAGATAGAGAATCTTTCTCTTCTTTGGTCTTTGGTTCTCTGAGTGTACGTCCTTTGTCGTCAATCAAACCAAGCTTGTATGCAGGCCATTTAGGAAACGGCGTGGCAAGAGCTTTTATGATTTTATATGCTGCGAGTGATTGAAGTAGACCCATTTTAGATATTCTCTTGACTAAAGTGTTTGATAATGTTATTATTTATTGTAAGTCCGAATTATGTCTATCAAATGATCATCATACTTGATGTTAGCTATATCTACCTCTGGAATATCCGCAGGACAGCATTCAAGATAAGTAAGCAGTGTCTTGAGCGCCGGATATGTAAAAGTGTCACAATAATAGAATAATATACGTCCAGCTTGTATTGAACCAAAGAGGTTCCTGAACGTAATGATGTGATTAAGTGTCAATTGTAACTTAATGTCACCAGTTTTAGAATACTTTCTCAACGATCTTTTGATTGAAGATAGAGTTTTGATATCCTGTGTGAATTCATCAAGGCCGTTACAAAACTTATTGTGATAGTTCTTCGCGGCATATATAAGATATGTGTTACTGTTTAATGGTTTTTCAAAATTATCGGAGTTAAACATGATATTAAAGTCTATTGGTGTTGATAAGGGTGTTATAACTAACACTGTTATTTGTGAGTGTGGAAACATTATCAAAACTGAGTCCCACCATGTAGTTAAGTGTAACAAATGTGGCCACACAAAATATATAGAACATCTTCATTTTAAATCCTCTGGGTTTCAAGATGGAGCGCGATTAAGCAATTACTCCAAACATAACTAATACTACTTGAATTTATTTATTACTACATTATGAGCGACATTTTCCTAGACACCCAGTATATACACAAGATTTCGCATAAACTGGAGAAGTTCCATAAGGTCAAGAAAGACGTATGGGCATTTCGATGCCCTATATGTGGGGACTCTAAGGATAAACTTGACGTAACTAGAGGCAACTTCCAAATATATAAAGGACAGGTGTTCTCTGGTTGTTATAGATGTAATGAATCTCTACCGTTTGGTGCCTTCCTAAAGAAGATTGACCATACACTATATAATGAATACGTCAAGGAGTCATTCGGAGCTCCAAAGAAAAGAGTAACAATAAAAGAAGACGATGATTCTGTATTCGCGAACCAGAAACCAACATTTGTGTCTCATGCCCTAGACTTCACATCTGATAAGACATACAATCATCTACTGGTAGACAACTTTGTTCGTAAAGTATCTGGACTTGATGATAATCACCCAGCAAAAATATATTGTCGTGAAAGAGGCCTTGAACCATATCTCGATAGACTATACTACACAAACAAGTTCAAAGATTACGCAAACTTCTGTAAACGTGGTTCCTTTGAATCAACAAAGTACGACACACCAAGACTGGTCATACCGTTCTTTGATAAGGAAGGTAAGATGTTCGCAATGCAAGGTCGTTCATTCAATCCTAAATCAAAAGCAAAGTATATCACTATCAAAATTGATGATGAGATGCCTAAAATCTACGGATTAGACACCGTGGACGAATCCAAACCAATCCTCCTTCTCGAAGGACCACTCAACTCTCTATTCGTGAACAATGCCATCGCTGCCACTGGTTCCAATCTGGAGTCGTATATGGATTTGTTCCCTGATGCCATCATGGTGTATGATAATGACGCCAGAAACACGGCAATCGTAGATAAAGTGAAAAAGTCTTTACAATCCGGCCATAAAGTAGTACTATGGAACAAGAAATTTAAGACTGGAGAAGATATCAATGATATTGTATTGAATCATCATTGGTCGCCAGAAAAAATAACAGAATATTTAATCTCTAATGCTTTCAGTGGTTTAATGGGATTATCTAAATTTAATCAGTGGAGAAAGGTTTAGTTGGGTATAAATAGAGAACGCGATTATGAGTTCTGGCAAGATGCTCATATTCATTATGACGAAGAAAATAACTGTTATGATTGTTATGACGAAGTTGGAGAATACTTAATGACCTGTGAAACTAGAACCGAAGCAAGAGCTCGACTAGACATTTATGAAGTAGGTCTGATAGAAAGAAACAACCCTAGTAACAATGGTTAATTGGCCGGACCTTACATTCCCGCCCATCAACCTATATAATGTACCATATATGAAGATAAGAGTAGAACCCAAAGACACCGTTGAAACTGAGAAGTATAAATGGTTCTCTCATAAGGAGTGTGAGTTCTATCCTTGTCACAATGTAAAAGAAGGACAAGAACAGAATTGTTTGATGTGTTACTGTCCTCTGGCATTTCTACAATGTCCAGGAAACTATGAAGTTATTGAATCTCCGATAGGAGTAAAAAGAAAAGATTGTTCACAATGTACCTTGACGCACGAATTGGGCGGATGGGAAGTTGTTCAAAATTGTTTAAAGAAACCCAAATATTGGAACCAAAAATAGGAGCCCGCATGGATTTACAACCAGCATCATTTGACATATACGATAAAAAGTATAGACTAAAAGACAAAGACGAAAACATTATCGATAAAGATATCGAAGCAACCTTTCTAAGAGTTGCAGCTGCATTAGCTTCCAACGAGAAGTCAAAGGACACCTGGCAAGAAGCATTTTTATATGCCTTGCGAAGCGGCGCGACACCGGCTGGGCGCATCATCTCAAACGCTGGTGCATCAAAATATAAACCAGCAACATCATTAATCAACTGTACAGTATCATCTACAATCGAAGACTCGATGCCAGGAATTCTCGAAGGTGTCAAACAAGCAGGCATTACACTCGCTGCGGGTTGTGGTATTGGATATGAATTCTCTGTGTTACGTCCAGGCGGCGCTCATGTTGGTGGTGTCGGCGCAACAACATCCGGTTCATTGTCGTTCATGGACATCTATGACAAGATGTGTTTCACTGTAAGTTCTGCCGGCGGCCGTAGAGGTGCTCAGATGGGAACATTTGATATCTCACATCCTGACGCAATCAACTTTATCAAGGCGAAACGCGAAGATGGTCGATTCAGACAATTCAACCTATCTCTATTGATCACCAAAGAGTTCATGGACGCCGTTAAAGATAACAAAGATTGGAACTTTGTATTCCCTGTACACAAGAAAGAATATGATGAGAACGATGCCTATGTTTGGAAAGAACCAAACTGGCCTGTTGTTGAAGGTGATGTTATACGAGATGAGAAAACTAATCTTGTAGCACACCGCATCTTTGACACAATGAAGGCTAAAGATGTGTGGGATATCATCATGCAATCTACATATGATTTTGCTGAACCTGGATTCATTCTGATTGATGAAGTGAACAAGATGAACAACAACTGGTTCTGTGAGAACATCCGCGCAACCAATCCATGCGGCGAACAACCTCTACCAGAAGACGGTTCTTGTCTACTTGGTTCTGTCAACTTGACAAGATTCATCAAAGACGCATTTACATCCCGCGCATCATTTGATTGGAAAGCATTTGAAGAGATTGTTGCTATCTTCACACGTATGCTAGACAACGTTGTAGAATTCAATGGTCTTCCTTTGAAGAGTCAACGACACGAAATCACACATAAACGCCGTCATGGTATGGGATATCTCGGACTCGGTTCAGCAATGAACATGATGGGTATGGCATATGGTGATGCTGCTTCTGTTAGATTCACCGAGAAAGTTTCTAAGATTATTGCCATGACTGGTTATAAGATTGGTCACGAACTTGCTATTGAGAAAGGTGCTGCGCCTATTATGGAAGAAGACTTTGTTCTTGACCATAAAATGCTTGAAGAGTATCAGACTCGCGGCGGTGATAAGAAAGTTAAGATTGGAGACAAACTAAAGGGTAAGGAACTATTCGTATTCTCTTACTATATGTTGAAGATTCGCAAGGCCAATCCTGAATTATGGGACAATATTCGTAAAGATGGTTGTCGTTTCACTCATCACTCATCAATTGCTCCTACAGGTACAATCGCGTTATCTATTAACAATAACTGTTCTAATGGAATCGAACCATCTTTTGCACATCACTACACCCGTAACATCATCAAACCTGGAAAGAAGACAAAGGAAAATGTTGATGTGTGGAGTTATGAAGCATTGCTGTATCGTCATACGTTTGGAGAATCTGTAGAACTTCCTGATACATGGGGAGAAACAGACAACATTTCTCCTAGACAGCACATCGCTGTACAGGCCGCTTCACAGAAATGGATTGATAGCTCTATTAGTAAGACTGTTAATATCCCAACCGATTTTAACTATGATGAATTTAAAGATATCTACATGGATGCTTATGACCAGAATCTAAAGGGTTGCACAACATTCAGATTCAATCCAGAAAACTTCCAAGGGGTATTGGTAAAGAAAGAAGACCTTGCGAATACAGGATATACATTTGTTATGGATGATGGCGAAGAACACACTTTCCAAGGTGATGACATCATTGAGTATGAAGGCGAAGAAACCACCGCGGCGAATCTATATGACGCCATCAAAGAAGGATACTACGGGAAACTATAACAATGCCAGAAATTAAAAAACTAAGTGGAAAGATTGTCTCTCTAAAAGTAAATGCAGACGAATCCAAACTAAGACCAGTGGAGGTGTTGCCTGAGGCAGCACCGGCCGAACGTGTAAAACCTGTACTAAAGGTTAGAGAAGAAAAACTACAGGGTTATACTTATAAGATTAAACCACCGGGTTCAGCATCAGCATATATCACCATCAATGATGATGTTGATGGAAATCCTTTTGAGATTTTTATTAACTCAAAGGACACGACTCACTTCCAGTGGACAACTGCTATCACTAGAGTTATCTCCGCTGTGATGCGTAAAGAGGATAAGGAAGATATCAAATTCCTTGTTGATGAACTCAAGTCAGTGGTCGACCCAAATGGAGGTTATTGGTCAAAAGGCAAATACATTAAGTCTATTGTCTCTGAAATTGGTATCACTTTAGAAGAACATCTAAGAGATACAGAGAAGAAAGAGGTTATATACCCACCTAACGCTGTGATGTGTCATGTATGTGGCGAGAAGTCACTTATTAAGAGTGATGGTTGTGAGGAATGTGTGAATGGTGAGTGTGACTACTCGAAGTGTAGTTAATGGCACTTCCTCCCGCATATAACGGTTGTACATGTTCTTGTCATTCGACAGAAGGTATAACCCATTTCTCTGCTTGTTGTTACCCAGAAAAGGAAAATAGTATGAAAACATTTGAAACATTTGAAGTCGTTGATGATATGTCAACTTGTATGAAGAGACCAATCGAGGTTCATGCAATGCAAGTTGAGGAACATTTTAGAGTTAACAGTCTTGAGGGCGATTACAAACAGGGCAAACCTGGAGATTATCTTATGAGAGGAATTGATGATGAACTATATATCTGTGATAAAGAAATCTTTGAAAAAACTTATCGCTGGATGTAATGGCGCAATGAAGATTAAGAGAGAATGTACTTGTTCTCTTAATAGAAAACATTGTCATTCTCGTATAGAGATTCTTAAGCATGGAAACATCGCTCTTGATTCTAATGAGTTGATACTATGTGGTAAGATTAAAGAACAACTTGAGGCTGCAGGAAAGATAATGGAGAAGAGTCTTGAATCTTGATAATGAAAAGATTCAAGATATGATGGACACATTGACCGTTTTGTTGGAGTATGGTTATATAACTGTTCCTAAAGAGGAAGAAGAGAAGATAAAAGGTCTAGTAGACTATTCTCACTTTCTTTTAGAACAAATCGATTTTGATGATGGATATTAATTATGAATAAAGAAGATTGGGACAATATGAAAGAAGACCGCCGACCTGCTAGAGGTTGGTGGGCGCCTGGAGGTTATTCAAACAAGTGTCTGCAATGTGGAGATTATTTTGTTGGCGATAAACGTGCTGGTCATTGTGCAGATTGTGCCTATGGTGATCAGGAATTAAGAGACGGTCTTCCTTGTGGTCATCCGGGATGTTTAAGTCATGTGACACATCCTTGTGAAGGATGTGGTAGGATTGCCGGTTGGATACCAAAGGAACTCGAATCGTGTCCTATGTGTGGTGCTAAAGGCGCAATAAAGACCACGATGAACGGAGGCGATATGGAATATTATGTTGCCTGTACAAGAGGTTGTGTGCATACAGGAAGTTATTACACAGAACAAGAAGCCAAAGATATTTGGAACAGGAGAAAATAATGGAATTTAAAGATTTTGCATGGGCGATTAAACAGATTAAAGCCGGCAAGAAAGTAACCAGTCGAGCGTGGAACGGAACTGGAATGTTTGTCTTCCTTGTCGATGGTTCCACTTTTAAGGTAAATAGAGCACCTCTATTGGGCATCTATCCTGCTGATACTGAGATTACATACAACGGTCATATCGATATGCGTACTGCTGATGGTTCTATTGTGCCTTGGACACCATCGCAACTTGATATGCTTTGGGATGAGTGGGAGATTGTAGAGTGAAACATTGTGTAGACGAAGATGAGGTAATGTTCGAATATAAGGGAGTAGAAGAACCGGACGAGAACATGATGCTGGCGATTCTCCTTATCGAGGAACATCTTGTTCCTCATGCGGTTAAAGATGATGAAACTGGTATTGTCACGACCGCCTTATATGTTAACACCAGTGATGTGTTCGCGTGGGGATATTCCAATTTTGATTGTGCTGACCTTGATGAGATGTTCGACCTATATAAACTCACAAGAGCGTCGAAGAAATGGGGTTCTATCAAGTGGATTTGTTATAAGGATAATCTACAGCCACAATATCCTATCGTTAGAGATATGAAACTTGATGATGCGTGGGACGAGAAGATGGAGAATCTTCCTAAGAACAAACATTGAAACGACTAATCTGTAAGTCTCTGGCGCCTAAGTGTGCCGATGATAAGAAGACAGCGGATACCTGTTGTTACATTAGATTAATATGGATGGGATTGGAACTTGTTGCCATTGTGGCAATTGTTGCCAATGCTGCTCATCAATGGTGATATTATGTTAAACCCAGAACAAGAAAAACTGGTCAAGAAACTTGAAGATTTCTATGTCAACGAAACCTATGAAGAGAAGGTTGCCAGATACAAACGACTTGGTGATGAGATTAGAAAGGCTCTTGAATATGAAAGGAAACATGCACCGGTTGAAATAAACCTAAGCACAGGACAGATACGATGAGAACATTAAAAGATAAAGAAATAAATGAAGCACTTGATATACTCCAAGAGGAGTGTGCTGAGGTGATTCAAGTTGCATCCAAGATTAAACGATTTGGTATAGATGACACTAATCCTGCTGATAAAGTGACCAATAGAGAAAATTTAGGAAAGGAAATGGCTGATTTGATGGCAATGATGGTCATTATCTCTGGCATTTATGAACTGGATGAGGATAAACTTTTCAGAGGAATAAACAATAAACTAACCAAATTGAAAGAGTGGAGCAATATACCACACGATGTACTTGACGCTATGATGGAGATAAACACAGAACAATGAGAGTATTGATTAACACATCTATTGGAGGGTTCGGTGTAACCAAAGAAGCCTTTGATAGACTCATCGAACTAGGTAATCCAGCTGCGATTGAAGAAATGGCCGTTATCAATGATATTATGTCTGATGGATCTCCGTTTGATTATTATTCATTATGTTACATTAAGCGGAACGACTCAGACCTAATGCGAGTTGTTGACGAACTTGGTATAGATAACATAAGTAGAAGGTGTGAGCTAAAGATTGTAGAGGTGCCGGACGATATAGACTGGTACATATTTGAAAACGAATGTGGTCAAGAAAGTGTCCACGAAGAACATAGAATTTGGTACTAGTAAATATGAAGACAGTAAAGGAATTCCTCACAGAGGAACAGAAAGGAACATACGCAGGTATTAGATTCTCATGGGATACTATAAAGGATTTGATATGGTTCATTAAGACACACAAGATTCCATCTACTATGGGTGTTGATGACTTTCATTCTACATTGTTGTTCTCAAGAAAACATCTCCCAAATTACGTCCCTTTAGGTCCTATCGAAGAACAAGCAGTCTTCAAGGGATTTGATGTGTGGCCTAATAAAGACGGGGAGAACGCACTGGTGATGGAGGTTGAGTCACAATGGATGACTGACAGACACCAAGAACTGATGGATGCTCATGGCGCAACCTATGACTTTGATGAATATAAACCTCATGTGACGTTATCATATAACGTTGGTGACTTTGATATCACAACACTGCCTAGATTCGCTGCCTTTATACAACTAAGAAAAGAATATATGGAAGACCTTGATCTTTCGTGGAGTAAATGATGGAAACTAGACAACGATATGACGACCTCTTTATGGACATTGCTGAGAGATTCGCAGAAATGTCTTATTGTGAGGAGTACAAACATGGTTCTGTAATTGTTAGAGACAGAAACATTGTTGCTGCGGGATACAATGGCCAACCGAAAGGTATGGTAAACGATTGTGAAGACGAACGCGGCAATCTAAAGGACACCGTTATACACTCTACTACCAATGCTATTCTGCGATTGGCCATGACCGGCGAATCATCTGATGGTTCAACATTATACACTACCAACTATCCGAATATCGAATGTTCTAAGATGATTGTACAATCAGGCATTATCAGAATCGTTTATGAACATATTGAATCGCAGACCGATGAAGAATTTCTTAAATCCCAAGGCATTATTGTGGATAAGTACACCAAATTAGATAACGGAGAATAACGTGGAGAATAGTTTAGAGGTGGTCTGTTTGGACTGTGATGCTTCGTATGAGATAGTCACAGAGATGGACACCACACAATATACGGTAACAACCTGTTCCTTTTGTGGTAGTGAGTCTATCGAAGTACAAGGTCAAGAATTACCTGATGTAGGAGAAGACGAAGATGAGTAGTACAGAAACAATGAAAATGCCTGGTGGTTATGGATCATCTTTTAAAGAAGGTACCGGCGTTTAGTTGAGTATTTTAACAAATGTTGATAACATTTTCTTGTGTAGAAAGTGTAATCATAAACTATACATGAGTTCAAGAGAATATAATATGGATGATGTCGCTAGATATGATTGTCCTGTCTGTGGCGAAGAAGGATATAATAACTGGATTGTTGTTGGTACAGGTAACTATGACAAGGATAGAAAGTTGGAGAATTGGATTTGATTATAGCTGGTATAGATTATAGTATGTCATCACCAGCGATGTGTGTACATGATGGCGATGAATGGTCATACGACAATTGTAAATTCTATTGTTACAGTACAAAGAAACGACCACTACAAGACCCGACAGGCAAGTTCAATATGTCAACCATACCTGATTGGACAGTGGCACAAGAAAGGTTCTATAATCTTGCTGTGTATTTTATGGATGTAATCAAGGACGTGCAACCAGACAAGGTGTTCATAGAGGACTATTCGTTTGGTTCAACAGGAAAAGTGTTTCACATTGCTGAGAACGCTGGACTAATAAAACATCTCATATGGAAAGATTACTACTCTCTTGAGGCAATCCCACCTACAGTCATTAAGAAATATGCTACAGGTAAGGGAAACTCAAAGAAAGACAAGATGTATGAGTCGTTCGTTGAGGACACAAAGGACAACATCTCCGAGAGGTTTGGTATGATTGCCCACGGCAACCCTATCTCCGACTATGTTGATGCATACTGGATATGCAAACTTGGTTTTGAACAATACAACCAAGATAAATAATAGACCGATTAAGCAAAGAGGCAAATATTATGGCAAAATGGTCATCTAAATCACAAGCAAAACTGGATACTTGTCACTCAGACATCCAACTAATCGCAAATACGGTATTAGAAATTCACGACTGTTCTGTATTAGAAGGACACCGTGGTGAACAGAAACAGAATGAGTACTATTCAAACGGCACTTCACAGGTTAAGTTTCCAGACGGCACACACAATACTCTTCCTTCAATGGGAATAGACATTGCGCCATACAAGAAAGGTGACGACCCATATGATATGGAGAATGTATTGTATTTCGCGGGCATCGTTATGGCTGTGGCACACCAATTGTACGTTGATGGCAAGATTAGTCACTTGTTGCGTTGGGGAGGAAATTGGTCCACAGAGGCAGACGCGAAGTTTGCATTTGACCGCAATGGATTCTTCGATGGCATACACTTTGAGTTGGTAGATTAAAATGGTTGCAAGAAAGAAAAGAAGTACCAAAGTAGAGTCTCTACCTGATGCACATCTTGTAGAAGTACACAAATTGGTAAAGCAGGCAGAAGAATTAAGATACTCTCTACCTAAGTATATCCAACGTATGTCCGCTATATATAAATATACTGGCGACATAAATAGATTAATCGGCAAGATAGGAAAGACAAACGTAGAGTTCGTCAACAACTATTTTGAGACTGAAATTAAAACACATATAGGAAAGTAAAATGGCAGCAAGAAAAAGCACAAAGAAATCGGCAACTAAGGCTGCCGTTAAGAAAGAAGTTGTAGAGACTCCAGTGGTTGAAGAGACTGTTGTAGAAGAAACTCCAGTAGTTGAAGAGACTGCTGTAGAAGAAACTCAAGATGAAGACCCAATAACAGAAGATACTGATTTAACAGATGGACCGGAAGTTGCAACACCTGTTGACGAAGAGGTTAAAACGGAAGAAGACATCACCGAGGATACAACCACCGAAACCGGCGCTCCAAATGAAAAGACAGAAGAACCTGCTCCAGCGGTTGTTCAAAAAGGTGTTCCATCGAGAATGAACAAGATTAAGAAAATGCGTCTTAAAGGTGCCAAGTATGCGCGACTTGCTAGCCAAATGTCTAATAGGACTGTTGATGATGCAGATATTGCTGAGGCAATGAAGTTCAATGACTACGCAGCAATCGATAAAGCTTATTTTTAATAAGTAAATCAATAACTTAGAAAGGGACTTCGGTCCCTTTTTTATTGTCTTGACAAAAGTGCCATGATATGTGATAATGGTCGTTGATGAAATACATTATATTATGAACTTGGAGAAAGATTATGAAATCATTGAAAGAGATGTTGGTCGAAGGACCAGTGCGTGCCGTATTCGTTAAGAAGAACGGCGATGAACGTGAAATGTTCTGTACACTAAACTCTGACTTGCTGCCTGAGAAGAAAGAAGGCACAGACAGAAAACCAAACCCAGATGTAACAGTCGCGTATGACTTGGTCGCAGATGGATTCCGTTCGATGTTGAATGATAACATCATTTCATATGAAATGGCAGACGGAAATGACCCACGTTTCATCAAAGCATACGAAGAGTTCGCGAATAAAGAGTGAAGTATAACTTCTTAATTCGTGACCTTCCTAAATGGAAGGCCATGGAGTTTGTGCAGAAGTACCACTATTCTCCTGTATTCCCCTCAATCACAAAACATTTTCTTGGTTTCTATCTTGAAGATGAACTTGTTGGTGTCCTTACCTTAGGATGGGGAACTCAACCACGACAGACTATCAATAAGATGTTTCCCGGATTGGGCACAGAATCTTATTTTGAAATCGGCAAGATGTGCATGGATGATGATATGCCGCGCAATAGTGAATCGCAGATGGTCTCTCAGACCATCAAGTGGTTGAAGAAAGAATATCCAGAGAAGTTATTCCTATACACCATGGCGGATGGAATCATGGGCAAGGTAGGTTATGTCTATCAGGCCTCTAATGCCTACTTTGGTGAAAAATATCTCACTCAAGTCTATATGATGGAGAATGGCGAGAAGTTGCATCCAAGAAGCACAAAGGGATTACTCAAAGAGAACGCTATCTTTGAAGGCAAAGAGAAGTTGTTCTGGATGACCAGACCCTTTATGAAGTCCAAAAACATCAAGTTCATTGAGGGTTATATGTTCAGATATATTTGGCCTCTGAATAAGAAGGCGAAGAAGCTGATGAAACGTGGTTCTACTATGACTTGGGGATTGAACTATCCTAAAGAGAAGGATCTAGCATGGTTCGACAAGACAGAACGACCTAAGATTCAGATTGACCAACCGCCGTTCACGTTTGAAGACGCAAAATACAACCTCAAGAACATAAATCAGACAAAAGAAGGTTCACTGGAAGACTTGTTTGCATAGAAATACTATGCAAAATCAACCACTTACGTAAACTCTTGACTCTCCCAATGATACCTGTATAATGGTGTATATCGACTAATAAACAGAGAGAGATTATGAAATTCAAAATTCTTGCCCTAGTGGGCGCACTATTACTAATGACAGGTTGTGCAGACACCGTAACATTCGCTGGCGCTGCAACAATGGAACCTGTAGGATTCTGGTATGGACTATGGCACGGAGTCACATTTGGATTCGCTTGGTTCGGTTCACTGTTCTGGGATTCAATCGCGGTCTACGCAATCTATAACAATGGCGGTTGGTATGACTTCGGTTTCTGGCTGGGTATTGCAATGATGACCAGCACCAGCATCCGAGTCACACGATGAGCTACGTATCAAAAACACTTAATGGCGTAGAAGATTATACTGATGGAACGGATGGGAATACAGAGGTTTGTGTACCTGTTCGATTGTTGAAAGACCTTGAGAAGGCACGAATCGACCTGTATGCCATGATGGAAAATCTTGGTTATGATGATAATGATATTGTTATGAAACTTGAACATATCAGTTATCCTATGTATATGTTGACTCATAAAAAATTCCCGGTGGTATTAGAATAATGACTCAATCGGTATATATTAGATGTCTTGCTGTTGTTGATAGTTGTATCACAAAAGAACAATGTGATGTAGCATTGAACTATATAGTTCTGGCACAGAAGGCAAAATTGCTTGACTGGGATTCGTTCTGGTTAGTAGAGAAGAGATTAGAGGTACTTGAGAGGGACCTATGAAAACGTTATACGAAAATTTAAACGACCTTGTTGAAAACAACGAGGCGTTCTACAAGTCCACCCAATCTGGTGATGATGGTTCGACATACGAAATCTTTTTGTATCGTCTTGCATCATACACCGACTTCCAAGAACCAGGCGCAATAGAGGCGCGTGGTATTATGTTCCGTGACGGAGAGATTGTATCTCGCCCGATGGAAAAGTTTTGGAATCATGGTGAGTGCAATCAATGGCCTGAACATGAAGAGACTAACTGGGACGAATACACCGAGATTATGGTTAAAGAGGATGGCTCTCTTATCTCTACCTATCTTGACGTTAAAGGAAATCTTCGATTGAAGACTAAAGGTTCTCTACACTCTGACCAAGTACATCTTGCTGAGATTTGGTTAAACACACAACCAAAATTCAAAGCTATCTTATTAGAGATTGAAGAAGAAGGTTACACCATTAATATGGAGATTGTATCTCCTAATAACCGTATCGTCATTCTTTATCCAGAAACAAAACTTGTTATCTTGAATGTGCGTAATCGAAAATATGGCGATTACATGCCGGCGAAATATTTGAGAGATCCATCTCCTAGTCTAAAAAAGTATTGGGTAAAATACGAAACAGATATCAAGATGGAAGATGTTGCCGCTATGAAAGGCGAAGATGGTACTGTTATCGAAGGTTTTGTATTCCAACATCCTGTGTCACAACACAAGGTGAAGTGCAAGACTGACCGTTACGTTGAGTTGCATCATGCTAAGGACGATGTGAATCATCCAAAGAGACTTCTTGGTTGTGTTCTTGAGGAAGGTTCTGATGACCTACGTTCATTGTTCCATGATGACCCATTGACTATCAAGATCATTGACGACTTTGAAGAAATGGTATTCCACAAGTACAATCATATTGTTGCTAGAGTGGAAGAGTTCGTAGAGAACAACAAAGAACTTGAACGTAAGGACTTTGCTATCAAAGGTCAAAAGGATATGTCTGATGTGTTCTCCTTGGTGATGCAGAAGTGGTTAGGCAAAGATGTTAACTACAAGACTTTCGTGTTTAAGAACCGTGAGTTTATTTTTAAAGATGTTAATTGGAGAGTACAATGAACAACAATGGAATCCTTCTCGCTTTTGTCTGGGCGGTTATCATTTCAATGTTTTTTGGAATGTGGATAATGAAAAAAACGCCTGTATATGAATATGGCACACAAACAAATCAGTCTATTGTAGAATGTGAAAAATCATTACCAAGAGACAAACATTGTGTGCCTGTATTCGGAGCGAAGGTTTTTGAAGAATGAAACTAGATGCGAGAATCAATAGAATAGAATTTTGTAGAAATGACTACTTTAGTGCTATTGGAACTGTTTTTAGTAAAGCGGATGAAGGCATTATATGTGGAGACACCACAAACAAGTTCTCTGTAGATCTCTTCTGGAATGGTCTTGAACCAAAGATACAGAATGGTCTATGGATAATTCAAGAAGGATGCGAAGAGTATCTTAAATCTATTGATGCGTTACAAGATAATAAATTTATCAACACACGTATCAAAAAGATTTCGGTATGGAATCCAATGATGATGGACAACAGAAGAACAAATCTCATTGATGTTGTTGCATACTCAGAATATTTGGATTTTAGGGACAAAGAGAAACAATTCTATGTTCCAAATTTGAACAAATATCTTGATGTGGAAAAGTTCTTTGGGAAAATGGACAAACACATTTAACGGAACGAACAATGAAATTACCTGTTAATTACAACGAGGTGCCTCAATACCAAAGGCGTCTTATACGCGAAGAGTATGCGAAGATACAAGATGGCAACTGTTGTCACTGTGGTTCGCCTCTTGGTGGTCATCCGCCTAAAAAGATAACTGATATGCCGGTGAATAGAAAACTATTCCCAACTGGGTTCTTTAAATGGCCGGTGCACCTACATCATGACCACCGTACCGGCATGACAATCGGCGCAGTACACAACTATTGTAACGCTGTTCTATGGCAGTATCATGGAGAATAGAATGACCGATGAAGAACTAAAGACACCAACCGAATGGGCAACTGAACGAGGCATTATCATAATGGACCCAGACGGTTGGCGCGGAGGAGACCTTTATAATACCTATGGTCCAAAAGACTTTAACGAACCTATTGGTCGGACTGAGTTTAATTATAGAGTGATGTCTAGTACAATTTATTATGGAGGATTACAAAAATGATAAGAAAATTAAAGATGTTCTTTGATGCTACATGGCCCACTTTGGTTCTCATTGTTGTGATGATTGTTTTATGGCAAGTCACCGCAGCTATAGTCGAGAACCAAAGATCAAAAGAAGTAAATGTTGCATCATACGAATATATCATTGACAGGGCTAAGGCAGATTGTCCTAGTTTGAAACCGGTATTGTCTGAAATGATTTCCTCCGGAGACAAGTTGACAAATGCCGAGTATAATTCAATACGAAAACAATGCAACAAAGAGAAAATTTTATTATTAAAGGAATCATTATGAGCGAGATTGACAAATTCATCAAGTACATGAATAAAGAGATTAACGAAAAGGGACTTAGAGGATTGAGTGCTGTAACATTCATTGATAAGAATGGTATACCAACAGGAAAGACTCCTATGGATGCTTTGATTTCAAAACAAAATGAATGTATATTGGAAACTGAGATATTTGGTGTCGAACGGAAAGTTCCCGAATTAGAAGATATTGCTAAAGAGTTGAACAACATCTTTGGCCTTTTTGATTCTAATAACAACGGAAAAGGATTCAAACCATACACAGACGACTATGATGGCGCTACCATTGAACAGATTATGAGTGACGACCAACTTGTTTTTGGAGACTCTCAGAAAAAATCTTGACATACGAAACATAGTTTGATAGGATAGATACTTCAAACTTATTATTTAACATTTAATTTAGAGAAAAATATATTATGAGTAAGCTTCACGAACTATTGGCAGTAGAGAACGACCTAGAGAAGGTCACCAACAAACTTGTTGCAGAGTCATCACGTACATTCGGTAAAGAGAACCTATTCAGTGCTTCGGTTCGCAGACTGAAACACTTTGATGAAGCCGAGTCTGTATCTGATACGGAAGATGAGGTTGCTCTTACAACCACTGTTGACGATAATCTTGATTATCTTGTTGAACCTATCGCTCGATACTGGGACGCTGTTCTACAGAAAGAATCTACCAATCAGACTGCAAAGGCAGACCTTGTTGTTGGTGATGTAACTCTTGGAAAAGATATTCCTGCGACCTTCCTACTTGGTATGGAAAAGAAGTTGAACAAACTTCGTGAACTATACGAATCGATTCCTACACTGGCACCAGGCATTAACTGGACCCTCGATGCCTCTCAAGGCGAGAACATCTTCAAGGCTGATGACACCATTCAGTTCAAGACAAAGAAAGATATTGAGTTCCGCACCGCGGCACCTGCAACCGACAAACACCCTGCTCAAGTTGTACAACTTGAAACCACTGTGAACGTTGGTAAGTACACCTTGACCAAATGGTCTGGTATGGTATCTCCTTTCGAGAAGGCAGAACGTCTTGAACGTTTTGATGCAATGATTACTGCTGTGAAGAAGGCACGTATGCGTGCTAACAACGTAGATGTTGTTGACAGTCACATTGGTCAGTCAATTCTTGATTTCATTAATAAAGGATAAGTAAAAAATTCGGGAGTCGAAAGACTCCCATACTATTTCGGTAAGTTTAGCATCAGCTTTAATAAGTCCTAAGAGCGCATATGGCGTGTAGGCATTAGATTCAAACTTAATGTATTGTCCGAAATAATTTTAGAACGTAAGGGTAATCCAAGATTTAGATGATTTTGCTGGTAGTAGACCAGCTTAAATTGTAGACGATGGTTCGATTCCATCCACCTCAACCAAAACATATTTGAGATAGTATATTTTGGTGAGGTGTGGCATAGTGGTAATGCGACAATTCTTTAGCGTTAACAATCATTTGTAAATTACGAGATCTGTAAGTTCAATCTAAATACAATTAATGCAGGTTCGAGTCCTGCCCCCATCACTAATTAAATTTAATGGTATCTAAGAAAGTTAAAAAAGACGATGTTCTAACAGAAGGTTGGTTAGAAGGTCGTAAAATAAAGTTTAATTAGTGATGGGGTGGCGAAATTGGCATCCGCAATCACCTTATACGTGATCTAATATAACATAGATGAAGATCACATTAGGAAGGTTATCCTAGTGTGGTCACAAAAGAATATTCCTAGAGTGTTCTTTTGTGACCAACATCTTCTATCTCAAAACAGAATGTCTTGACATCCGTAGTCTGGGTTGATATGATGGAGTCTGTTAATTTGAAAAAGAGAGAAAACATATATTATGAAACGCCAAATATCCTCTACCGAGGTTCTTGAAAGTTCTG